GTTTAATAATGCCTTGAAATGTCCTGAGTGTGCAGATGCAGTTGGATATTCCTTAATAATAAGAGATCCTTGAGTCTTCTTTGCAAGACTTGTAACTTTACTTTCAAAGATTGGTTTTGGTAAATCAGTAATCTCCTGTATATTCACATTCAAAAGATTTGCATCAATACGTTCTGCAATCTTTTCCTCGGCCATTTCGAGTGTGATGTATAAAACGTTCTTACCTTCTAAAAGAACAGCACTAGCATGATGACACATAAACAAAGATTTACCGACGCCAGTGCCTGCAAGAGCGATATTGAGCGTTTTGTTCGGGAGACCTCCTTTTGTAATCTTATTAAAGTATTCAAGGTCGAATTGAATTCGACTTTCTTTCCGATTGTAAAGTTCGTATCGTTCTTCATAGTCCTCTAAGTAGTCGTGTCCTACATTGCGATTAAATGAAACAGATAAAGCATCTGAAAGAATTGTTGGTATTGCATCTCGATTTTTCTTTTCGTCCTGTCCATCTGCAATCTTAATAGATTCCATCAATGCCAGATAGATCGCACGATCACGACACCATTTCTCCGTAGTGTCACTTAACCATTCTAAATCACATTCAATATCTTCCAGTTCATTTATTGTTCCGTATATATTCTTGACTTCATCTTGTGTGATATCTCGTCTGTCTTCAATCTCAATCTGGAGTACCTCTTTTGTTATCAAACTATTGTACTCTGCAGCATATTTAGTAATATGTTGAAATACAAGTCTTTCACTCCGATCATTGAAATAATCAGGTTCGATAAAAGGTAGAACTTTTCTAAGGTATTCTTCGTTATAGACTAGGTTTCTTAGGATGACTTTTTCAATTCGATCCATTACTCACCATAACTAAATTCTTCGTTTGCAGCTTCCTCTAGAAGTTGCATTACTTCTTCCGTGAAATATTTGCTAGGATCGGCAAGAATAGCAGAAGGATAAACGGAAGATTCGCCAACAATAATCCTGTTACCTTTACGTTTGAAGACTCCATGCTTTTCACCCAGTTCCAATAACCCATAATATCTGTCCAATCCACGTTCGTCGTAATAAAGTCGTATCTCAACTTCTTTGTTCTCCTTACTTAAACGTGATTTATGAGTCTTTGCCTTGATAACATTTCCAATGACATCTTTTCCGTCTTTCTCTTTTTTCTTGGAGAGATAGATGATTGTAGATGCTGCATACTTGAGACCGCTGCCTCCTCCCATTTCTTTAGTTGGGAAATAAGATCCGATAACATCATAGGTGTGATTGGTAACTATAAGTGGTATGTTTGCTTGACCAAGTTTTAATGTAAGCATACGAAATGCACCCTTGACAAGTTGAGATTTGGTCATATCTCTGACTTGTTTATCATCTAATGCGTCTTTAATTTCTTTCTCTGTTGAAAGCATACCTAATGAGTCTAGCACAAACATACAAGGTTTGCGATTCTCTTCAGTTGTCTTTAAGTATATATCTACAGCCTTCAGTGCCTTACTACGAA